TTGGAGACTTTGAGAGTTATGTTAAAGACTTAGGTGCTAAGTATGTCTTAACAGAGATGAATGAAGATGTTAGGAAGATGTTAGAAGAAGCGTTTAAACAATGCTAATTCAGGGTGATGCCTCTGCACTTGAATGGAGGTGTGCAGCTTTCCTAAGTAAAGACAAGGTAGCTTATGAAGAGATTTGGAACAATGTAGATCAACACACTGACAACCAAACTCGCTTTGGCTTACCTAGTCGTCTTATTGCTAAGACCTTTGTGTTTAGACTTATCTATGGTGGCAGTGCTTACTCTTATGCTAACGACCCTAACTTTGCTGAGGTAAGTAAGAGTGAGAAGTTTTGGCAAGGAGTCATTGACGAGTTCTATAGCAAGTATAAAGGACTTCACAAGTGGCACATTAAACTTATGCAAGAAGCTACAACGACTAAGATGGTTAAACTTCCTACTGGTAGAATCTATCAGTTTGAGCCTGAATTAAGACGAGGGGAGAAAGTGTTCCCTCGCACCACAATTCTTAACTACCCTGTGCAAGGACTTGGGGCAGATTTGATGACACTGGCAAGAGTATCTTTATATAACCGAATGAGGAAATTAAACTATGAAAAGGCGAGACTTGTTAATACAGTTCATGATTCCATTATCATTGATTGTGATAGTGGCTTTACTGATACTTTAGCTAAGACAATGTTAAATGTATTTGAAGATGTTCCTAAGAACTTTCAGAAGATGTTTGGGACTGAGTTTGACCTCCCAATGAAGGCAGAAGTACAGGTTGGAAATAATTGGAAAGATATGGAAATTTGGGTTGACAAGTAATATGGATGTGGTATAATATATGTATAGTCTTATAAAAAAGACTAATAAACAAGGAGATAGTATGATTATAGAAATTATTGATGTAGGTTCACCTGAGTCAGTGAAAACTGGTAAAGGACAATATCAGACATTACAAGTGAGTTTCAAGAATGAGCAAGGGCAAGTACAAGGTAAGAAGCTTATGTCATTCAGTAACCCAGCTGTATTCAAGGATATTCAAGGCTATGCTAAAGGTGATAGAGTGGATGTTCTCACTGTTAAAGAAGGTGATTACTGGCAGTGGAAAGCTATTGACAAAGAAGGTGAAGCTCCTCCAAGACCAGCAGCAGCACCTACCTCAACTGGTGGCGGTGGTAAGGTCATTGGTAGCAACTACGAGACAGCAGAAGAAAGAGCTAGACGACAAGTGTATATCATTCGTCAATCTTCTCTAGGCACTGCAGTGGAATTGTTAGGTAGTGGTGCAGCAGTAGCTGATGTTATTAACACTGCAAAACAGTTCGAGGCTTATGTCTTCTCTAAAGAAGCTGAAGGCGAAGTAGATTAATGGAAGCTTTGATGGATGGCGATATTTACGCATTTCGAGTAGCTTGTACTACAGAGAATGATAACGAAGCTATTGCCGTCTATCGTGTCAACGAGATGATTGAGAATACTTTAAATGAGGTAGAAGCTACTGAGTATAAATTATTCTTGACATCTCCTGACAATTTCAGGAAGCACATCTATCCTGAATACAAGGCTAATCGTACTGCAACCAAACCTAAGCACCTACAATTCCTTAGAGACTATTTAGTTGAGAGTTGGCAAGGAACAGTTGCTGAGAAGATGGAAGCAGACGATTATCTTGGTATCAATCAAAATAAATCTAGCATCATCTGTTCTATAGATAAAGACTTGTTGCAAGTGCCTGGAAAGCACTACAACTTTGTTAAAAAAGAATTCTATGAAGTAGATGAAGAAACTGGATTTAGAAACTTCTACACACAACTTCTCACAGGTGATACTTCTGATAACATAAAAGGTATAGCAGGTATTGGACCAGTTAAGGCTAAGAAAGCTTTAGCTGATTCTTTCACTGAGCAAGAAATGTTCTCTGTAGTTAGAGATATGTATAAGAATGATGAATGGATGATAATGAATGGAAGATGTTTACACATCCTCAGATCATTAGATGATGATTGGACAAATCATTTTGAAAGGTTAGCACTTGGCGACAAATAAGGAATGGACTGAAGGTCGCTTAAAATCATTTATAACTTCTACCCTAAGAGGTGGATTTAGAAGGTATCCCCCAAAATATGAATCTCTTAAAGAAGCTCAAGTTGGTAAGAAAATTAACAACAAATCTCAACGCTTGGCTATGCACTATGAATGTGGTAAATGCAAAGGGCATTTCCCTGCTAAGGAGGTTCAAGTGGATCACATACTTCCTGTGGTCTGCCCTAAGAAAGGATTCGAGTCGTGGGATATATTTATTGCACGGCTCTTTTGTTCATCGGATAATCTACAAGTACTCTGCAAAGGTTGTCATGACATCAAAACAAAAGACGAAAGGGTAAAGCGTGTTAGTAAAAGGACTAAAACCTGATGGCTCTTTTGAGAGTGTAGAAATAGACGAACAAGAAGAAGAAATATTATTAAAGATTGTATCAAGATATATAACTAACAACTGTGTACTAGAACAAACGGAAGATGGTCATGAGATTCATTTGCACTACCTTCCTGATTGGATATTTGAAGGGAAAATGCAATGAGTAAAAATGACATAACAGGTGATTCAATTAGAAGTAAACCCCTGTCTAAAGAAGCAGAAGATAACTGGGATAGGATATTTCGTAAGAAGAGTTTAGATTATGAATATGAGTTAAATAAAAGTACAGGTGATGTAGAGAAAAGATTTAAAGATGGTATATCTAAACCTAATGGAGAACAGTTTAATGACGAGTAAAATACTGCTACTAGATATTGAGACCAGTCCTAATACAGCTCATGTGTGGGGTATATGGGATCAGAACATTGGGTTAAACCAACTACTTGAATCCTCTTATACTTTATGCTATGCTGCTAAATGGCTAGGTAAGAAAGAAGTTATATTTGATTCTGTGAATAAGTCGTCACAAAAGAAGATGCTACAAGGTATCCATAAACTTCTCGACGAGGCTGATGCAGTCATTCACTACAATGGTGCTAGGTTTGACATACCAACACTTAACAAGGATTTCATTCTTAATGGATTAACACCTCCTGCTCCGTTTAAACAGATTGACTTGCTACAAGTTGCTAAGAGACAGTTTAGATTTGTATCTAATAAACTTGACTATGTTTCTCAAGCCCTGGGACTTGGTAAGAAGACTGCACATGAAGGACACGAATTGTGGATTAAGTGCATGAACAAAGACCCACAAGCTTGGAAGACAATGGAGAAGTATAATAAGAATGATGTTATACTCTTAGAGAATGTCTATCAACGCTTTAAGCCTTGGATTAAGAATCACTTGAATTTATCTGTCTTATCTGAAGATGGTTTAGTCTGCCCTAATTGTGGTGGAAAACATCATCAGAAGAGAGGGTATGCAGTTACAGCTAGTGCTAAGTATCAACGCTTCCAATGTCAAGGATGCGGTAATTGGTTTAGAGGTACTAAGAGTATTAGTCATAAAACAGGAGAGAAATATGTCAACATCACTTAGTAAACAAATTGGAGGGGATCATTATAAGAAATTTATTATACAACCTATCGAGTTTATAACTAAAAATAATATCCCTTTTATAGAGGGAAACATAATTAAGTACATTTGCAGATGGAAAGACAAGGGTGGTAAAGCTGACCTAGATAAAGTCATTCACTATGTAGAGTTGCTAAAAGAATTGAAAACATGATAACATTAACAGAATTACAAGAAAAGATTATTGAACAAGTTTCAGAGGTAGATTTAATTGATCTTCTCGGACTTACTACTGAGGATTTAGTCTATGCCTTCCAAGACAAAATTGAAGACAGATTCGACAAGTTGGTCAGTGAGTTGGAACTTGGAAATAGCACTTCCTCCGATTAATTTATATAACTACGCTATAAGAAAGAAACTAATGGATAAAAGTCAAAAGATATTAAGTGACATAACCATATTTAATAAATATGCTAAATATGTCCCTGAAGCACAAAGAAGGGAAACTTGGGAAGAGTTAGTCAGTCGCAACATGGTAATGCACATGAAGAAATACCCACAACTGAAAGAGGAAATTAAAGATGTTTACAAATATGTTTACAATCGTCAAGTATTGCCTTCAATGCGTAGCCTTCAATTTGGAGGTACTCCTATTGAACTTAGCAATAATCGTATGTTCAATTGTGCTTATTCCCCTGTCGATCATCCTGCCGTTTTCAGCGAGACCATGTTTAACTTACTTGGCGGAAGTGGCGTGGGCTTCAGCGTTCAACGCAGACACACAGATAGACTCCCTACTATCCTTGGTCCATCCGCTAAACAACGACGATTCTTGGTAGGAGATTCTATTGAGGGTTGGGCTGATTCTATTAAAGTATTAATTAAGTCCTATACCCTTGGTAAATCTGATCCTGTATTTGACTTTAGAGATATTAGACCTAAAGGTGCTAGACTTATTACTTCAGGTGGTAAGGCACCAGGTCCTGATCCATTACGCATCTGTTTAGACAAGCTCCGTAGTGTTCTTAACAATGCTGTTGGTCGTAAGTTAGAACCTATTGAAGTACATGACATGATCTGTCATATTGCTGATGCTGTTCTATCAGGTGGTATTCGCAGAGCTGCCCTAATCTCTTTATTCGATAAAGATGATATGGATATGATGTCAGCTAAGAGTGGTACATGGTATGAACTTAATCCACAACGAGGTAGAGCTAATAACTCTGTAGCTTTAAATCGTGATGAGATTACAGAAGAAGAGTGGTTTGCTATTTGGAGACGAATAGAACAATCAGGTGCAGGTGAACCTGGCGTGTTTTGGACTAATAACTATGATGTGGGTACTAACCCATGTGCTGAAATTAGTTTAAGACCTAACTCCTATTGTAACTTAGTTGAGGTTAATGTATCAGATGTAACGACACAAGAAGAACTTAATGCTCGTGTTAAAGCTGCTACATTTATTGGTACATTACAAGCTGGGTATACTGACTTCCATTACCTAAGAAGTGTATGGAAAGAAACTTCAGAAGAGGATGCACTACTTGGTGTTTCTATGACAGGTATTGCTTCAGGTGGTGTTCTTAAACTTAACTTAGCTGAGGCTGCCAATGTTACTAAGGAAGAAAATAAACGAGTGGCTAACATCATTGGCATCAATGAGTCCGCTAGAATTACTACAGTTAAGCCTGCTGGCACCACTTCTCTTGTACTTGGTAGCAGTAGTGGTATTCATGCTTGGCATAATGACTATTATGTTCGTAGAATGCGTGTAGGTAAGAATGAGCCATTATATAGATATATGACATCAACAGTACCTAGTCTAATAGAAGATTGTGTGTGGAAGCCCCACTTAGAAGCTGTTATGAGTTTCCCTCAGAAAGCTCCTGAAGGTTCTATCCTTCGCACTGAAAGCTATAAAGACATTCTAGAAAGAGTTAAACGCTTTAATATAGAGTGGGTAGCTAATGGTAATAATAGAGGTGATAATAAGCATAATGTATCATGCACTATCTCTTTAAAGAATGATGAGTGGGATGAATGTGGAAAGTGGATGTGGGAGAATCGTTATAACTATACTGGTATCTCTGTACTACCTTACGATGGAGGCACTTATGTTCAAGCCCCATTTGAAGATTGTACTAAAGAAACCTTCGAGGAAATGTTTAAACATCTTCAAGAGATAGACTTAACGAAAGTAATTGAAACTGACGACCATACGGAAGCTAAAGATAATTTGGCTTGCAGTGGTGGAACTTGTGAGGTTAATTAATGTATTATTTTGGATCAGAACTAATCAGTGGCGTTAATTTAGGTATTGAACACATGAGTTATAAACAGATAGGTAGGAAAGGTAAAGGTTGGATACTCTTGCTAGATATTCTAATCATTCGATTTATGATTGAATGGGATGAAGAAGGGGAATAAAATAAAGGGGCTTAATTGCCCCTTTTTTATTATAGTGGCATTACTCTAGCTGCTTCAGCACCAAGTAAACCAAGGATAGAGTCTTTTAAAACAACTGCACCAACAGTACTTAATTTGGCTCCAGTAGATTTATACTCAGCAATACTTTTCTTAATCTTAGTAAAATCTTCCATTGGAAGTACTTTAGATTTACGCATAATAGGCTCAAGTCTATTGAACTCAGACACTAAATCTTTTTCAGGAATTACTTTAAGGTAAGTACTTAAAGACTTTCTAAAGTCTTCTACACCAGCTTTACTTTTTGAAAGATTTGCTAGAGCTTGATCTACCTCATCACCCTTAAATCCTTTTTGAATTAATACTGGGAGACTATCTCTTGCTTGAGCTATATATTTATCTTCCTCAACTTTTTTAAGAATACCATATAATGGCTTTCCAGTAGTTGATGTAAAGTAGTCATCCATAGCATTTGTAAGGAGTTTTTGAGCCGTCTTATCTAAGTTGTATACTTTATAGCCAGTAGTCTCACTTTGTTGAGCTAAGTTAAGTAAAGTAGTTTTAAATTTCTCTGCATTTAATGGAGATTTTTGACTACCAATAACTTTAGTAATAATCTTTAATTCTTGTGGATCAACAAGACCATCTCTAATACTTTGAGCTAAATCAGCCTGTAGTTTTTGATATTGAGGACTATCAGAGAAAGCTTTTCCTTGCTTAAATAAATCGTCAATGTTTGTCTTAACAAAGTTACGAACAGCATTGTCAGCATTTTCTGCTTGAGTAAAAGGAATATTATTTTGAGCTAAAAATCTTCTTTGAGCTTCTTCATTGCCTCTAGTAAATACATCTGTAGAAGTACCAGGTTTGACTCTTTTAGCAAAAGCTGCATCAGTCCTACCAAGTTTAGTTTCTTTTAAAACAAACTCAGACTCAGTTTCACCGCCCAATAAACTTTTTAATGGTCTGCCAACATACTTAGTAAGGACATCTCCTGGGAACAGATTAGTAATAGCTGTAGGGAGCCTTCCAATAAGTTCTCTAGTAATGGTTGGTGCAGCTCCTGCTGCTAATTCAATACCCATAGCTGTAACATCATTCTCAAAATTCTCAGGTCTTCCAGCTTTATAGTATTCACCAGCAAGAGAAGATGTTGCACCTGACGCTGCTCCACCTAAAGCTCGTTTACCTAATTCTAAACCAACTTTACCTACTCTATATGGACCGCCAATAGCAGGAATTAAACTTAAACCAGCACCAATAGCAGAACCAACTCCAATATTTTGAGGATTAAACTCGTAGTAATTTTGTGGGTTTTCTACAGCAGATTGAACTGTTCCTGGTTTAGCTTCTAAAGAAGGTTGCTCTGTTTGTGGAGTAGCCTCTGTAGGAGTTACATTAACTGTAGGTGTATATAAATCACCTAGACGAGTAACATAGTCAATAGTTTCAGTAGGAAGCATTGATGGATCTTTAGATAATAAGAATTTATCCGCTACTCCTGGACCTGCGTTATAAGCAATTCCAGTTAGGTAAGGGTCTTTATATTTCTCAAAGTTTTGTTTAATATAAGATACACCACCCTTAATATTGTCATCAACATTATTAGGGTCAACATTTAAGTATTTAGCAGTGCCAGGCATAAGCTGCATAACACCAATAGCACCCTTAGGTGACTTTGCAGAGGCTTTAAAACCACTTTCTATGTTAGCCATACTTAATGCTAAGTTTTCATCAACACCTTGCCTCTGAGCTTCTAATACTACTTTCTCAGCTATGTCAAGTTGTTCTTGAGATAATTTAGACCAATCAATATTCATAATTACCCTTTTTTAGGTGCTTTAAAACTTCTAATAATGTCTAATACACTTCCACCAGCTGGTGCTGGAGATGCAGGGGTAGCTGCAGGTGCCCTTGGAGAAGCAGTAGCTTTTTCAGCTAAAGACTCTTTAAGGATACCCTGTAGTCTAGCATAGCTTGCCTTAATCTCAGCTAAGTTTGTTTTAAGTTCCTCTTTGCTTAAACCTTGATCTAAAGATGCAATTGTTTTTTGTAAGAACTCAATTTCCTTAACAGCAACTTGACCTAATGCACCACCAGTTGGTGAGGCATCTCTCATAGCTTGTAATCTGTCAAAGCCTAAGTTAGCTTGAATTGTATTAAGTGTATTTTTAAGAGTGTAAGCATCTGTACCAGGAATCTTAGAAGCACCAATACCAACTAAACCAACAGTTTTATCAGAGATTTGTGAAAGAGCTTTATCAACAGTTTTGTCAACAAGATTTACAGAAGCTAATTGATTACTAAGTTTTAGCACTTCTTTCTTCTCTTTGTCAATAGCTTTGTCAGCTGCAGGAGTACCTGGAATAGGCTCATAAGCACCAGTCTCAGCATTCTTTTGAAATTGACCCATACCTGATGCTTTAATTGGATAAAGTCTATCAATAGTTTGTTGTGCAATTGTCTTTTGTGCTACTGTAGAGTTTGGATCATTTAATGTAGCATTTGCTTCAGCATACTGAGCATCTGTAGATTGTTTCTCTGTAGAAAGTTTTTCTACTTCTCCACCAAAAGCTTTAACACGAAGTTTTAATCCTTCGTTAGTAGGATCAGCTGCTAAAGCTGTTTCTGCAGTAGATAGATTATCTAAAGCTTTTTCTAAGCTAGATTTTTTACCTTCTTTTTCAGTAAGGGCTTTCTTAATTTCTACTTGAGTTTTAGCTTCATTGAGAGCTAAGTCAGATTTTTGAGCTATTGCATATTGACCTAATTGAAGAGCTTCTTCAGGTAAATTATAAGCTTTAAAAGTCTCCATAAGTTTTGGATAGAGAACATTAGGATTTTGTAAATCTTCAGGACTTAATTGACTCTGAACTTCTGAAAGAGCTTGTCTAACCCTTTTAGCTTTCACTAAAGCAGGATCTTCAATACCAAATAATGACCCTAGTTCTCTAGCACCTTTAGTAAGAAGTACTCTTCCAAGACCACCCCTAGTATCCCTAGTATCTAATCCTTGTTGGACTTCCTCAGGAGAAGGTCCTAGTATGTCACCAAATAAACCTTTAACAACACTAGCCATGATTAACCTCCTCCTAGTAAATTACCCCAAAAGCCAAGATTTTGTCCATAGCCTTGTTGTTGTGCTCCTACAATTCTACCACCAGCTTCAGCACCAGCTTGTCCTAATTGGACAGATGGAGCAATGTAAGGATTAACAGCACTAAATAAACCAGTACCATAACCAAGTAGATTAGCTGAAGTTGCATAAGGCTGAGTTTTAAGTTCTTGCCCTGTACCATAGAAACCTAAAGCATTCCTCAGCTTCTCTTGTTGAATTTGTCTTGCTCTGTCTTCAGCACTTAAATAGATATTTCTATTAGCTTCTTCTCTTGCTTTCAATAAAGCAAATTGCTCAGGGTTAACATAACCACCTTCAACACCAGTACCAGCACCAGTACGCCCTTGTGAGAATAATGTATTACCTAGAGTAACATTCTCTTGTTGTCTTTGTGGATCTAATCCTGCTAACACTTGATTATAGTAATCATTAGTCATTTGTTGTTGGTTTAGATTAGCAGCATTACCAAACATACTTTGACCATATTGACTTACTTGATTAGCAAAAGCTGTTTGTTCTGCTGATGGTAAAGCCTCAGTAGCAGCTCCAGTAAATCTAGCATATAAAGCTTGAAGTTCAGGAGAAAGTTCAATTGTACCAGTTTTTCCTTGATAGCTAATACCACCTGCTGGTCCTTTAATACTATATGGTTGAAACTCTGCTTGACTATAATCAGGCTTATCTCCACCAAAGAAATCTGTAATAAAACTCATATTAAACCTCTGTCTTTATAAAATTAATAATGTTCTCATTCCTACTTACTTCCTTAAACCCAAGTCTTTCTACAAACTCTTTTGTTTCAGGAAAAGTGGATGTTTCAGCTCTTCCATATTTTAAAACTATATTCTTAACTAATCTCTTATACATCTTCATTGGAAACCATTTACCTTTGTATTCAGGAAGACATCCACAATGTATTCTATTACCTTTTACTACAAATAAAGCAACTGTTTCATTATTACGATAGATTGGGTAATATTCCCAAGTCAATGCTTCTTCTAAAAACTTTCTTTTATTTTCTTTAGGACTTCCATATATTCTATACAGAAGATTAGCATATTCTACTTTAATCACTTATGCAGTACGATTCCACATATATACTACAACATAAGGAGGGAGATTAGCATTAGTACCACTCACACCTGCTGTTGCCATTGTAATGCCTGTAGATGCTGTTGTTGTTGTAAGAGTTGCCCCAGCTGTTGTAGGCATTGTACCGCCACCTGATACAGATCCGTTTTGACTACCTTGATTTCCAACTGATGTTGTATGATTGTGACCTGGATCTGTTAAAGTATGTGTATGGCTAACTACCACCGCATCTGCACTACCACCAGTAGCTGCTGCTGTAAATCCACTTCCAACACCTATTAATACACGACCTGCTCCATAAGCCACCCATGTACCAAATCCAAATAAAGAATTAGGATTAGTAGAAGATGTAGATGAATAAATAGACCCAATAGGGTATAAGGTTGCTAAAGCTGTTGTAACAAAAGCTGTAGTGGATAATTGTGTTGTATTAGTTCCTGCTGTTGCTGTTGGAGCTGTAGGAACACCAGTTAATGCTGGAGAAGCTAAGTCAGCTTTAGTATTTATAGCTACCTGTAAAGCATTAAACTCAGTATCAAACTCTGATCCTTTAATAATCTTTCCTGAGTCTTCTTCAGGTAAAGAATCTTTAGCAAGAAAGTTGGTGGTTTTGGTATAGTTAGACATTATAAAATTTTCCCTGTTTTAAGATAGACATCTATTTTTTGTATTGACACTGGATTATCATTTACTGTAGCTTCAACTCCAAATTGTACTACTTTACCTGAGCCTGATAATGGCATAGAAAGTGAATTAACACCAATACCAGCTGAGGCATATTTACTAATGTTATATTTAGCAGTAGTATTATATTTAGAAAATGCTTTAGTACCTAAATTTTGTAAAACAGATACAGATAATGG